AATTAGTATCTTTATGTCAGAACAAGAATCTAACAGAGTTGCTTTATTAAAAGAGAAAATAGAGTTAGAACTTGCTAATGATGAAGCTACTGCATTAAGACAAAACGAACAAAGGATGTTTGAAGCAGAAATGGATGAAAATGCAGTTACTAGATTACAAACAACTTTAGCAAATTTAAAAGCAGAAGAAGAGGCAGAAACATTAAGGCTTAAAAAGAAAAGAGATAACTTTAAGGAAGGTACACAAGCTTACATAGATGCTAATAACGAGTTATTAGATTATGAACAAGCTAACGCTAATCAACAAATAAAAATAGAAAAAGAATTAGCAGAAGCAAAACAAGCTCAAATTAAACAAACATTAGGAGATATTGCAAATATAGTTGGTCAAAATTCTAAATTTGGTAAATCTATTGCTATAGTACAAGCTATACAAGATACGTTTGCTGGAGCAAATAAAGCTCTTTCACAAGGAGGATTATTTGGATTTGTAGGTGCAGCATCAATAATTGCTACTGGTATAAGAAACGTTAAACAAATAGCATCAACTAAACCACCAGAGCCACCAGCTGGATTAAGAGGTGGAGGAGCAAGTACTTCTGTGGCAACACCAAGTATTCCAACACCTACTGCACCACAAACACCATCGTTTGATATATTAGGTACAAGTACAACAAACCAAATAGCTTCTGCATTAGGACAACAAGCACCAGTACAAGCATTTGTTGTGAGTCAAGATGTTACAACTGCACAAAGCTTACAAAACAATATTGTACAAGGAGCATCACTAGGATAATAAAACAAAAAAGTAAATTAAACGTTTATAAAAAAAGAACTATGGAAATTATAGAATTAATAATAGATGAGAACGAAGAACTATCTGGCATAGAAGCTATATCAGTAGTTGAGTCTCCAGCAATAGAAGAAGATTTTATAGCACTTAAAAACCAAGACCAAATAAGACTTGCAGAAATAAGTAAAGAAAAAAGACTACTTATTGGTGCAGCACTTATACCAGAACGACCTATTTATCGTAAGAATGGAGAAAATGAGTTTTACATCTACTTCTCTAAAGATACAGTAGCAAAAGCATCACAAATGTTTTTAAAACGAGGTAATCAAGGACAAGCAACATTAGAACACACAGAAGAAAAACTATCTGGTATGACTATAGTTGAATCTTGGTTAGTAGAGGATGATGTACACGACAAATCTCGTAAGTATGGTTTAGATATGCCTTTAGGTACTTGGATGGTTGCAATGAAAGTTGATAACGATGATATTTGGAATAACTATGTAAAAGAAGGTAAAGTAAAAGGCTTTTCAATAGAAGGCTACTTTGCTGACAAACTAAATAGACCACAAGATAAACAACAAGACCAATTAAGCGAAGACGATAAACTACTAAACGAAATAATAGATGTACTCAAGGAATCAGAGACCAACAAAAAGTAGAACTAGTCCACAAGGAGGTAAAAGAGGTTGTTTATGTAAAGACAATACTTACAATTCTAAATGTTGTAACGGAGATTTACAAAATCAAGGAATTGGTAAAACAAGTGGAGAAGCTCCTATTGGAGATGAGTATTATTACAAAGTACAAAGATGTGGTCATAGTATGCAAAAAGAAATACATTTACATAATCAACAATTAGTTGTAGGTAATGTGTATTATTTAGAATTTGAAAATACTGGTCATAGCAACTGTTATACAGTATTAGAAGTTAAGCAAAGTGGAGAACAACACGTAGATACTGCAACGCTTTATAACGATTGTACAGCTTGTTTAACAGCACATCCATAACGAATTTACAACACTAAATATAGTAATTCGTTTTATAAAAAAGTAAATACTTAAAATTAATATATATGAACTCTAAAGAAACCCTTAACAAAGTTAAGACATTACTAGGTTTAGAAGTTCAGTTAGAGGAGAGAAAGTTGGAAAACGGAACTCGCTTTGAAGCTGATTCTTTTGAAGCTGGTAAAGAAATCTTTATCATTACTGATGAAGATGAAAGAATTGCAGTACCAAAGGGAGAGTACCTTTTAGATGATGGCTTTACAGTTATCGTTGAAGAAGATGGTATTATCTCTGAAGTTAAAGAAGCAGTTGAAGAAGTAGTAGAAGAAGTTGTAGAAGCACCAGTTGTGGAAGAAGTTGAAGCTGCTGAAGAAGAAGAAGTAATGGATATGAGTAAAATGGAAGAAAGAATGAAATATCTTGAAGATGCTATGGAAGAATTAAAAGCCAAGTACGAAGATAAAGAAGACTTAAGTTCCGAAGAAACAGAAGTAGAGTTATCTGCTGATGTAAAACCAATCAAACATAACCCAGAGTCTAAAGGAGAAGTAGAAATGAACCTTTACGCTCAAAACAAACCAATGAGTACTCAAGATAGAGTATTTGCTAAATTATTTAAAAACTAAAAATTAAAAACCAAAATTATGTCAAATAAGATAGACCTTGCGACTACAGTAAACATTACTTCAACTTATGCTGGAGAATTTGCTGGAAAGTACATTAGCGCTGCTTTATTAAGCGCTTCAACAATTGAAGACGGAGGCGTAGAAGTTATGCCAAACGTAAAATTTAAATCAGTTATTCAAAGAATTGAAACTGGTAGCTTAATCGCAGATGGAACTTGTGATTTTTCTGCTTCTTCAAACGTAAACTTAACTGAAGTAGTTATTCAACCAGAAGAATTCCAAGTAAACTTACAATTATGTAAGTCTGACTTTATCAACACTTGGGAGTCAATTCAAATGGGATATTCTGCATTTAATCCAAACGGATTACCATCATCATTCGCTGATTATTTAGTAGGACACGTAGCATCTAAAGTTGCTGCTGCAAACGAGACTAATATCTGGACTGGAAATTTAGGTGGAGCGCAAGCTGGAGAATACAACGGATTAGAAACTCTTGCTGCTGCTGATGCAACAGTATTAGATGTATCTAACCCAATTGCTTTAACTGCTGCTAACATCATTGATGAAATGCAAAGAGTTGTGGATTTAATTCCAAACGCACTTTACGGAAAAGAAGATTTAAAGTTATACGTATCTAACAAAGCTGCTAAATTATACATTAGAGCTTTAGGTGGATTTGCTGTAGCTGCAACATCAAACGCTGGTTCTGATAACAAAGGTACTCAATGGTACGGAGGAGGAAGCTTATCATTTGGTGGTATTCCAATCTTTGTAGGTAGAGGAATGTCAGATGATACAATGATAGCTGCTCAATCTAGTAACCTTTTCTTTGCAACTGGATTACTAAACGATTACAACGAAGTAAGAGTAATTGATATGACTCCAATTGATGGAAGTCAAAACGTAAGACTTGTAATGAGATTTACTGCTGCTGCTGCAATAGGAGTAGGTGCTGACGTAGTTTACTACGCTGGATAATTAAACTAAATAAGGGGAGGGTAAAACCTCCCTTTATATTATTAACTCAAAAAACTTAAACATATGTCTTGTGATATTACTGCTGGAAGATTAGAGCCTTGTAAAGACTCGGTTGGAGGGATAATAGCAATCTACATCTCAAATTATACAAGTGGCTTATTAGGAACTGCTACTTTTGGAACTGACGATGAAATTACTGCTTTTGCATCTCCTTTAACTTTTTACAAATACGACTTAAAAGGAGCTAACTCTTTCGAACAAACAAACGAGAACTCAAGGGAAAATGGAACGTCATTCTGGACACAAACTGGAACGATAGTTTTAAAGAAACAAGACCTTGCTACTCGTAAAGAATTAAAATTATTAAGTTATGGAAGACCTCAAGTAATCGTACAAGATTATAATGGGAATTACTTTTTAGCTGGAATTGAAAATGGATGTGAATGTGCTGTTAATACAGCTACTGGAGCAGCTATGGGAGATTTAAATGGCTATAACATAACATTTACTGGAACTGAAAAACAACCAGCATATTTTGTAGACTCTGCAATTATTGGAGATACAACTAATACTGTTGTAGTAGTAGGAACTTAATTTTTATACATTTTTCTTAAATTAAGGGTATTCTTCGGAGTACCCTTTTTTTATATAAAACACTTTTGCCCTTTTTTCGTTATTTAAAAAAGCTTTTAATGATAATACTAAATACAAATACAACTGCACAGCAATTAAAGTTTATTCCTAGAGAGTATTCTGCTGATGGTATTATTATTACAGACCAAGACACAAACACACCAGTAACATACCCTAGTTTAACATTTACTAAAAATAAATACTATTTAGAGGGTAATGTAACGTTTAGTCCAGCTTTAAAAGAAGGAACATTTTATACACTATCTGTTTTAAATGGAACAAGCGTAGTTTATAAAGACAATATATTCTGTACAGACCAAACTATTAGTCTATATAGTATTAATAAAGATGTTTATACAGAACACGCAACAACTAACGAATACGTAGTAATATGAGCGAATTTTTCGTAACAAAACTTGCAGCCTACACAGCTCCAGAAGTTGTAGAGTTAAAGAATAAAGATTGGGTACAATATGGAGTAGATAACGACTACTTTAATTACATAATTGATGTAAACAACAACTCAACGACTTGTAGAGCAATTACTATAGGTATTTCTAATATGATTTATGGTAAAGGTCTTGCAGCACACGATGCAGACAAAAGACCAGAGCAATACGCTCAAATGATGTCATTATTTAAAAAGTCTGATTTAAGAAAATTCATAAATGACTACAAAGTATTAGGAATGGCTGCATTTCAGTTAGTTTATCAAGATGGTAGAGTAAAAGAAGTACATCACTTTCCAATGGAAACATTAAGAGCTGAAAAATGCAATGATGAAGGAGAAATAGAAGGATGGTACTACTCAAACAACTGGGGTAACTTAAAACCTACAGAAAAACCAGAAAGAATACCAGCATTTGGGTTTGGTAAAGCAAATGGTGTTGAAATGTACGTTTTAAAGCCTTATGAAGCTGGAAAGTACTATTATAGTAGTCCAGATTGGTCTTCTGCGATGCCTTACGCTGTGTTAGAGGACGAAATAGGAGATTACCTTATAAATGATTGTATAAATGGATTTAGTGGCACTAAAGTGGTTAATTTTAACAACGGAGTACCAGACCCAGACAAAATGCAATCAATTAAGAGCGATGTACTAAACAAATTAACTGGAAGCAGAGGAGAAAAGGTAATCGTTGCTTTTAATAACAATTCTGAATCTAAAACTACAATAGATGACATTCCTTTAAACGATGCACCAGCACATTATCAGTATTTAGCTGATGAGTGCTTTAGAAAATTAATCGTTGGTCATAGGGTTACTTCTCCAATGCTTCTAGGAATACGTGAAGGTAATGATGGACTAGGAAACAATGCAGAAGAAATAAAGAACGCTACACAACTATTTGACAACATAGTTATACAATGCTTTCAAGACCAAGTAATAGAGTGTATAGATGCAATCTTATCAATTAATGATATAGCATTAGATTTATACTTTAAGACTCTTAAACCTCTTGATTTTAGTGATATTGACATAGTTAATGAAGAAATCATTGAGGAAGAAACTGGTTATGAGTTAAGTCTAAAGAAAATAGACGGAGTAGATGTATATAAAACTAAAGAAGAAGCAGAAGCTAAAGCTTTAGAGCAAGGATGTCAAGGACACCACAAACACGAAGAAGATGGTGTTGTTTATTATATGCCTTGTGAGTCTCACGAGAAAGCAAGTCTATCAGATGAAGAATCTAAAAATATATTAGGTCATTTAGCAGAGAGTGGAGAACAAATGTTAGAAGAATATGTGTTTGTTGATGAGATTGATGAAGATAGCGACATAGACAACGAGGATTGGGCAAATTACTTAATAAACGAAAAGAAAAGTACACTATCTAAAGTAAAAGGTCTGTTAGGATTGAAAGATGAAGTTACTTCTTACAAAAAAGGTAACGCATTTAGTGTGTTAGATTCTCCAGATGGTTTATATAAAATTCGTTACAAATATGCAATAGGTTCAACTAAAAAAAGTTCATCACAAAGAGATTTCTGTAGAAATATGATGAATATGGCAGATACTGGTATTGTTTGGAGAATAGAAGATATAGACAAAGCATCAAGAGAAGGAGTAAATAAACAACTAGGGCATAAAGGTAGGTCTTACGACTTATTTAAATTTAAAGGTGGTATTTACTGTAGGCACAAATGGAAAAAAGTATTATATAGATTAAGGGCAAACACAGAGGAGTCCAATAACTTAAAAGACTATAAAACTACTAGAACAATACCAGCAAAGTATAATAGAAACCCAAGAGGTTCTAAAGATGCTGCAAAAGCACCAATAAATATGCCTAACGATGGAGCATACCCTAAATAAGATAAGAAATGGCAAAAGCATTATTTATAACAACTAAAGACATTAAAAGGTATTCTGTACTTTCTGGTAATGTAGACCCAGACAAGTTTATCTATATGGTAGAGATTGCACAAGATACAGAGGTACAAAATTATTTAGGAACTAAACTTTTAGAAAAGATACAAGCATTAATTATAGCTGGAACTATAAACGACCCAGCTAACGCTGCTTATAAGACACTTTTAGAGACGTATGTGAAGCCTATGACTATTTACTGGGCATTAGTATGCTATATGCCTTTTGCTGCTTATACAGTAGCTAATGGTGGTGTATATAAACACACATCAGAAAGTAGTGTAACAGTAGATAAAGATGAGGTTGATTATTTAGTAGAAAAATATAGAGACATAGCACAATTTTACACTAATAACTTTATAGACTTTATGGTGTATAATCAAAATACGTATCCAGAGTACAATGCAAATACTCAAGATGATACATATCCAGACACTTCTAACGCAGATTTTGGTGGATGGGTATTATAAGATATAAACAAAAAAAAGAGAATATTGTAAAGTTAGTACAATACTTAAAAAAGAAATATGTGGACACAAACGAACACACTAGACATAGAAATAAATTATAACTATAAAACAAATAAGTAATGGATACTGGAACTTGGGGATTATATTACAATTATACTTGGTGGGGAAACGCTATACAAACAGCGCCTTCAGTTATTGGTAAACCAGACTTTTTTGGTAGTCAATTTGAAATGCTTACTAGCCAACAACCTAATCAAGTTGTTAATGGAGATTTTGCAACAAATTCTGATTGGGATTTTTTTGGAGAGTCTGAATTTACCACACAAGGCGCAAGAATATTCTCAAGTAGTGGAGCTTATAGCGCAGTAAATCAAAACAATGTTTTAACTGTTGGTAAACAATATAAAGTTATGTTTGATGTAATATCTACTAACGGAAGTAATTTAGCGAATGGTTCTGGCACAATAATATACGACACAAGCACTACTGGTAACAAAACATTTTATATTACTGCTGATGAAACAATATTTCAATTAAAAAGATTTTCAGGCGCAACAGATGTAACAGTTGATAACATATCTGCACAAATAGTAAGAGCAGACAACGTAGAAGCAGTTAAGTGTTTAGCAGATTGGATTCACGAAACACAAATATTAGACGTATAAAAAATTAAGACAATGGCAAAACCAAAATTAGCATTAATACCAGCAGCACAAGGAGACAAGTTTTATTCTGTACTCCCATCAGATGGAGTAGGAGACTTTGACTTTACTCGTAATAGTTCTGCTACTAGAATAGCACCAACTGGACTAATAGAAGAAGTAGCAAGTGGAGATTCAAGACTAAACTACGACTTATTAAATGGTAAAGTAGTTAATTGTCCACATTACCTTTTAGAACCAGCTTCTACAAATGTAATTCCTTATAGCGAAGATTTTAGTCAGTGGACTTTAAGTAATGTTACTGTAAGTTTAAATCAAATAATTTCTCCAGATGGTAGTTTAAATGCTGATAAATTAACACCAAACAATATAACTGCAACTGCTTTTATCTACCATCAAGTTACTTTAAGCGCTTCTAATTATACGTTTTCTTTTTTTGTGAAATATAATGGTAGACAATATTTGCAATTATTATTTGGAAGTAGCGCATCTACTGATTTTTCTAACTTTGACTTAATAAATGGCATTGTTACATCTGGAACTGGAGAAATAAAAAATTATGGAAATGATTGGTATAAAATATCTTTAACTGCAAATGTAAACTCTGGAACAACACAAATATATTTATTGAGTATTGACAATGCATCATCTTTAAGGGCAGCATCATCTACTGGTAATGGAATTGATGGATATTACGTTTGGGGAGCACAACTAGAACAAAGCTCTTACCCAACAAGCTACATTCCTACTAATGGGCAATCTGGTGGAGTTACTCGTTCAGCAGAAACTGCTACTGGCTCTGGAGATGCAGCTACGTTTAACGATTCAGAAGGTGTGTTGATGGCAGAGATTAGTGCTTTGGCTAATGATGGAGGAAATAGAATAATATCATTAAGCGATGGCTCTCAAGTCAGTAGAGTAATTATATATTACACATCTGCAAATAATCAAATTAATGTTATTAGTTCTACAAACTCAACTAATCAATTTAGCAGTTCCTTTATTGTATCCGATATAAAATCTTCCTCTAAAATCGCAATTAAGTATAAAAATAATGATTTTTCTTTTTGGGTTAACGGAATTAAGGTGGGTACTAGCACAAGTGGTTTGGCACCAATAGGATTAAGTGAATTGGCTTTTGATAACGGAAGCGGTGGAGCAAACTTCTACGGAAAAACTAGAGAACTACAATACTTTGATTCAGCATTAACAGACGCACAATTAGAAACACTAACAAGTTGGACATCATTACAAGAAATGATTACATCTCAATTATATACAAATTACTAATGGCACAAACACTAAAATTTGGAAATAAAGTATGGGCAGCTAAAGAAGATTCTGTACTGGCATACAACGACATCAATAACAACTATAAGCCTTTACCTTTCTCTTTCTCAAGAGCAAGTATAGGAACAAGAGTAAACAAAGATGGTCTAATAGAAACAATGGGGCAAGATATAGCAAGAATAGACTATACAGATAGCGCTGATGGTGTTCTTTTGTTAGAGCCAGCTTCTACTAACTTATTAACGGAATCTAATTATTTTTCTTTTGTAAATCAAGGTTCTATATCTTATAATAATGCTATAAGCCCAACTGGAGAGAATAACGCTTTTAAATTAACAGCAAATGGAATAGACCCTTTTATTCAACAAGATGTTACAAACACTAATACAACTTTTACTTTAAGTGTTTATGCTAAAGGTGTTGGCAATACAATAGGTAAAGAATGTAATTTTTTTCTAATTGGAGATAATTATGTTCAAGTGCAACAAAGCTCTAACTTTATCTTAACTGACCAATGGAAAAGATTTGAAGCAACACTAACACTTGTAAGCACACCTTCTTCATTTGTTAAATTTAGGTTTGATGTTCCAAGTGTAGCAGAAATAGGGGATGAAACTCTTATTTTTGGCGCACAACTTGAAGCCTTATCCTACCCTACATATTACATACCAACATCTGGCTCAACAGTAACAAGAGCAGCAGAGACTTGCAATAACTCTGGTAATAGTGAAGTGTTTAATGATAGTGAGGGAGTATTGTTTGCTGATATAAGTGCTTTGGCTAATGATGGAACAAGTAGAAGATTAGCGATTTCAGACGGTACAGCAAATAATAGGATAGAAATTTTATATGGCTCAATAAGTGATAGAATTGATTTTCAAGTAGTATCAAGTGGTTCATTTCAAGGTAGTGGATTTGGTTTAACGGACGCAACTAACTTTTCAAAAGTTGCTTTAAAGTACAAATCAAATGATTTGGTATTTTGGATAAATGGATTTGAGGTAGCAGCAGACACAAGCGCAACAATGCCAGTTGGTTTAGACACAATGAGATTCGAAGATGGCGCAGGTGCTAACGATTTCTACGGAAAAACAAAAGAAATTGGCTACTACGATACAATTTTAACAGACGCAGAACTAGAAACATTAACATCATACAGAAACTGGGTGTCTATGGTAAACGAATTAAATTTAAACATAATATACAATGGCTAATACATTAAAATTTGGTAATGGACAATGGGCAACTGGTAACGGAACAGCTCTTGCGTATAATGACGAGAACGCTAACTTTAAACCTCTACCATTTGACTTTACAAGAGCATCAAGTGGAACAACAGTTAATCAATCTGGTTTAATAGAAACAGTAGGTAGTGGATTACCAAGAATAGACTTTCAAGGAAATACTAAAGGTGCTTTATTATTAGAGCCTAGTAGGACTAATGCAATAACACAATCTGAATCTTTTGATAATGCTTATTGGACTAAAAGTGGGGCGAGTGTTGTAGGTGGATTTGCATCTCCAGATGGTACATTGAATGCTTTTAAATTGGTTGAGGATTCGAGTACTGGGGGGCATTCTGTTGTTTCTCCATTAATATTAACAAATGATGCAATACCAAATAGTATATCAATTTTTGTTAAATCAAATGGTAGACAATGGATTCTTATTCAAGAAGGGTATATGAATATTAAGGCTTATTTTGATATAGAAAATGGTGTTTTAGGAAGTACATTAAATGTTATTGACACTAAAATTGAAGATTACGGAAATGGTTGGTATAAATGCACAATAATTGGTGCATCTTATATTTATGCTACTGTCAGTGTTGTTTTAGCCGAAGGTAATAACGACATAATATATACTGGAAACGGAACAAGCGGTGTTTACATATTCGGAGCACAATTAGAAGAAGGCAGTTACCCTACTTCTTATATACCAACAAGTGGAAGTGCTGTAACGAGAACTAGTGAATTTACTACAAAAACAAATCCATTATCTTTAGAAAACGACTTTTGTATTTTTTGGGAAGGTAAAGTTCTTGAAGATGACATTATGTTAGTAGGGTCTGGAACTAATGCTTGGTATTTTAATTACACCACCTCATCTGGTAGAATTATATTAGATGAATTAAGTGGGCGAAAAGTTGAAGCATTTTTAGGTTCTGGTTCTTCTGTTGGCGTAAAAACTAAAATATTGATAAGGAGGGAAAGTGGTGTTCATAATGTTTTTGCAAACGGAGTAAAACTTACAAATACTCAATCAGTAAACAGTACTGCAACACTATCTTTAAAATCTGTAGGCTGGGGGTTTAATTCGTCTTTTTATAAAGGATTAAAAATTAATAACCTTCAAATATTCAACACTGCTTTAAGTGATGCTGAATGTAAAAAATTAACAACAATATAAATTAATAAATATGAAAATTAGTAAATACGAATTTGATTCACAAGAAGCAGCAGAATTAAAAATAGCAGCTTTACCTCATTCAACTGATGAAGATGGTAATTCACATCCTTCACATTCCCATACAATTGTTAAGCTAGGACACATAGTTTTAGAACAAGGAGAGTATGATGAAGAAGGAAACGAAACACAAGCTCCAGTATTATCAGACAAATATTCTGTTGATGTACTATGGAACGAACCAGAAATAACTACAGTAGATGTAGAAGCTGTTTTAGATGAAGATGGTATGGTAGTAACACCAGCAGTAACTTCAGTAGACCACCCTTATGGATGGAAGTCTAAAGCAATAGATATAGAAGATGAAGGAGTACACGGATTCTTTGGTGTTTCATATCAAGGAAATAAAATGTAATATGACACAGATTGGA